CTAGTGAGATTGCAGCGCGGCTTTCACAGCCGTAAGCGAATAACGACCTTTAATATCTTTGAATCTATGCTCTTTGGCTAACTTCTTAAATGAATGGTAGGATAAGCCTGGTATACGTTCACATAATTGCGTAATGTTAAGCAGCTCATCGCCTTGGGCTGCTAAAACTTTAGTTACTGCATTCTCACATGCCTTTTCGATGACCTGAGCCAATTCGGATGCAGGCATAGAAACAAATTTAACCTCTGTCATAAATCCTCCATACTTTCCGCTTTAACACTTGAACTAAAATGTGGTTCCAGTTCCATCTCAACAATAAGTGAAGCTATTGGCTCAATAGAGTGCTCATCTTTAAAGACACGAATTTCTAAAGGCCATGAAGATTCCCACCCATCATGATTGTCAAAATAGTCTTGGGCGCATTCATTCCCAACAAACTCTAAATCTTGCTCCAGCCATGTTTCGATATCTTTGAATTTCAGCTCATATCTAGAATTTGGGCATTCTTTTGGAATGTTATAAAAAATTGATTCACTCATCCCTCAGCTCCCTCAATCTTCATAAAAGTAATCCAATGTGTGTTACTTCGCTTTCCACTGATGTGTCCAAATAAAGGCCTTTGATCAGTGAGTGCTAATATTTCTTTAACTTTGATTTGTGTTTCATTCCATTTGAAAATTAAAACACCACCATTGGCCAACACACGAAAGCATTCTGCAAAACCTTTGCGAATATCTTCGCGCCAATCTTCTGACAACTTCCCATACTTGGCAGCTAACCAGCTTTGTTTACCTGCTTTCACTAGGTGAGGAGGGTCAAACACAACCAGAGTAAATTGGCCATCCTTAAAAGGCATTTCGCGAAAGTCCATCATTACATCCGGTTCAATCACTAAAGAGCGCCCATCACACAAGGTATGTTCTTCTTTTCTGATATCTCCATACACGACATTAGGGTTTTGACGATCAAACCACATCATGCGAGAGCCACAGCATGGATCTAAGATTTGTGCATTCATCCCTCAGCTCCCGATTCGCTTGCTTCAATTGCCAATGCGTAGATTTTTAATGGATCAATTCCATTTACTGAAACAAAGCCATCCCAATCACAGCCGTGATCGCCCCACCACAACTCATCAAGATGTTGTTTTAAATCCTCTTTAAACTTTTCAGTTGGCACCTTTGGCACTACAACATAACCCTCTGGCACCGCCTGAGCACTGGCGTCATTCCATGCGGCATCCCAAATCAACCAAGCTTCATGACGAGGACTAGTTGGTAAATATCTGTGTCCTGTTAGTGCCTCTTGACGATCAAGTTGGCGCTTTAAATCTTCATAACTGCAATTGCATTCTTTGGCATGGAATCTTTCAAAAGCCTCTCTTTCCTTATTCAAATCTGTCATGCTGCTGCTCCTTAGCTCGGTCTTTTATTGAATTTGTCGAGCGTTGCTATGAACTGATCAACACTGAATTGAATTGTTTTCTTAGCATTGTCTGGCTCGAACTGAGCAGCATATAAAGCCATACCAAGCCACATTACTGAAAATGTAAAAATCTTTGCCGAGTCTTTATCTTGGCTATTCATTTCATCAACCATTGGCTCAATAATTTTCTGAAATACTTCCGTAGCGATTTGGTCGGACGTTCCGCTAATTATGTTTAATTCGATTTTTTTCATGATCACGCCTTTAAATGATTTTCAAATTCTTTAAAAAGTTGGGTAGCTGCTTTATTCATTTTCCTGTCATACGTGATATGCACGTTTCTTGGAAAAGCTTTGTTTACTGTGGCGCAGTAGAACTCCATGCGCCCACAAGGTCTAACAATTCCGCGATACCCAATCTTTGTAAGCCATAATAAGAACGCCTTAAAAAGAACCTCCCTAGAGAGGTCGGCGTAATTAACGCCGTGCGTCATGTTTAAATCCTTCTTCTGGAATGCTTAAACGTCTCTTTTCTGGAAAACCGTTTATATCCAACTTTTCAAAATTGGTATTAAGCGTTTTAGAGATAGCTGCATTCGCTGGATCTAAATGATTTGTGTTGATTACTTGCGTCTCTGGGACGACCTCTAGGTGTGTAATATTATTTTTCAACTCATCAAGTTGGTATTGACCACCAGTTAATTGAGCAAGCTCACCGTTGTGATAATCCTGAGATGGATCTGCGTGTGTTTTGGCAATATCAATCAAGCGAAAGGTTTTATCAAAAGCAAACTTACTTAAGTTATGGTCCTTAAGTTTTTCAACAAGACTTAGCTCAATTGCAGAGAGTAGGGCGTTTATATCGCCCATATCATTTTTCGCTTCGCTACGTGCTGTAACAAGATCATCCACAGTCACGCTTTTGTTTTCTGGAAAAAGTTGTGAACTAGTACGCATGATTATTCCCCTTTATTTTTAAGTGAAGCTAAGCGCTCTTTGTGAGCATCGATTAGAGCTTGATAGCAATCACTAGTACGGCCATCTAAAGCCATTAAATCTTCAGTGGACACAACGCCTGAGCGAATCTCAACTTTGCGACCAGGACATGTTTTGGAAAAATACTGTTTTGCACTAATGGCATCTAACAAATCAATAAACCACTCTGATGACATAGAGATGCCTTGGTCAGACTCATCTAATGCTGTAGCCATGTAATAGTGACAAGCACTTTCAGTGTTTTGAGTTTCTTGCCAAAGCAATGTTTCATCATAATTTGGTACAAGTTTTACCAACTCTTCATGAGACATTTTCTGAACTTGAAGATTTATTAGTCGGTACTCATGAAAATTGAGCCAAACTCGCTCCCACATTGGCGCCTCTTCGTCTTCAAAATTTAAAACAGAGGTGGCAAAAGCGCCTGCAGTAATGTAGTAATCCACTTCTGGATTTGAGCTTTTTAAGCTTTCTAGCTTTCTTTCTGCTTGATCAAGATGAAAGAACGGACGGTTAATAATTCCAAATGGGTAAATTTCTTTACCAGTAATTTGAATTGAAAGGTAATGGCATAAGCTTTCATCTGCCATCCATGCATCAAGCTGAGAAAGTAGTTTTTCAACAGGCTTGTTTTTATTAGTAGAACGGAGATGCGAATTAGCGCCGACTTGTTGACTAATATCTGTGATTTGGTTCATAATGTGACCACCAAAAAGTTACTTGTCCCGATCCTCGACCAAAATTTTCAGGACAAAAATTTATCTTAAAATACCAGAGCATTGACTCTGGGTTTCGTGTTTATAAAATGAATCAATCATTTTGTGTAATTTAAGATAAATCATTTTGTTTAAACTAGTCAAGATAATTTTAAATCATTTTGATTAATTATTTTTAGTTAATAAAAAAGCCCGCCATTCAAGTAGCGGGCTTTTTAGTTTTAATTTTTCTTAATCTAAATATATATTCTGAATTTGTTGAACTGGATACTCATGCACATGTTTACTTGGAGGGATAATATCAGATACCGCAACAATTGCAGCTACATCTTCCATATCAATAGTCATCCTTGTCTCGCCGTTCACAGCCAAAAGGTGCAGAACATCATTAACAATCCCAATAAATTCTTTAATTGTTCGCCTACCATCTTTCAGCTGAACTTCCACAAATTCTGTAGGTGTGGGCTCTGCATCAGGGTCGCACACAACATACCATCCATTACGAATCGCAGGATACATTGAATCACCTGTACCTTTTACAGCATAAGCATTTGGCCCAGCTGTAAGAGACGGTACATAGCCATCACCGCCATTACCTAAATAACCCATTTCAGTGTAATAGCCATCCATACCCATTTTTGAATAGGACTTTACAGGAACCCAACCACCACGTCTTACAACCGTTGGCACTGGTTCGCTTCTGACACTTTCAATATTTGGGGAACCATTACCACTAAGTATCCAGCCTAAATCAATATTGAATTTTTTAGACACCTTGAAAGCACCAGTTTTTGAAATACCTCGGCGCTCCCAATTGTAAACAATTTGAGGAGTCTCATCTAAGGCGTAAGCCAAATCGGCCCCAGTGATTTTTGTGACTTGGTAGACGCGTTCCATTGTTGGGTGAATTTGCTTCTTTTCCATGACTCTCTCGGCAAGGCTTAGAATTAATTGCTGCAAATAATAACACATTTTGTGTAAATCAAAATGATTGAATGATTTTTTTGTTTGTGTATACTGAATCAATCAAAATGATTTATTTCGAGGTGCTAATGAGTAGTGTCCAAAAAGATGCTGAGCTTATCGACAAGCACGGAGGTGCTACTGCACTGGCTCAAACCTTGGGCTACAACGTTCAGCGTGTTCAAAACTGGAAAATTAGAGGCATTCCCGCTAAGGAAAGACTTAAACACCCTGAATTACTCTTAGTCGATTTTATTCCAACACCAAAGAAATAAAAACCGCCATCTGCTGGAACAGATAGCGGTTTGAATATCGTATTTGGAGCAAACCAAAATGAATGAACAAATCTTAGCACAAAATTCAGACTGTGCAAGCCCAAATGATGATGAGGATCAAGTCCTTACTCAATGGCAAATTGATCATGACGCATATGCAGACTCAATAGCTGAGTACAAGGAATCTCGCAAAGAACTTGAAAAGGCTTTGGGCGTTCAAAAAGATTTCAACAAAACTTCCCATCCAATTGGGGAGGTTATAGCGGACCTGCAAAAACATGCTCACTTGTACGCACTGTTAAATCGATTTGAGAGTGCCGTAATCAACCGTCTAAGAGCAAAGGATAAGTTGTAATGCATTACTACGAGCGAAATATAGGCGACTATTACCGCAAGGCTGGAAGATTAAATATCTTGCAGCATGGGGTTTATAACTTGCTCATGGATGCCTGTTACGACCGTGAATCGTTCCCAACGCTTGAAGAGGCTATTGAATGGGTATGGGCGGAATCTGAGGAAGAAATTGACGCTGTTAAATTTGTACTTAAGAAGTTTTTCAAATTAAATGAGGACGGGGTTTATATTCAAAACCACATTAAAGAAGAGCTTGAAAAGTATAGAGCCTTCCTTGCTAAACAAGCAGAGAATGGCAAAAAAGGTGGTCGCCCAAAGAAAAACCCAAAAAATGATTCTGGTAATAATGGGAATGATTTTGATAATTCTGGCTTTAAAAATGAAAGCCAAGAAAACCCAAATGAAAGCGAATTAAACCCAGAAAAACCCAAAGAAACCCAAACAAAGCCTAAACCATCTAACCATCTAACCAACGAACCATCTAACCAAGAAAATAATATATGTCCGCCTAACGGCGAACCTATGTCTGCTGAAAAGCCTAAAGAGAATTTCAAAAATGAGATTCAAGAGGTTTTCGAGTTTTGGAAAGTGACGTTTAACAAGAATAATCGAACCGTTCTTGATAACCCGCGCAAATCCAAAATTCAAGCAAGACTCAAAGAGGGTTACACGGTTGAAGATATCAAGACAGCTATTGTTGGGTGCTCTAAATCTCAATTCCATATTGAGGGCAATCATACTGATCTAACGCTAATTTGCCGCGATGCAACCAAGCTTGATCACTTTCTTGCCATGTCTAATCCAGCTCAGGTTGCTACCCAGCCTCAAGCTGAGGATGAGCAACCAGCACCCACTCAATACAAAGTAATTGAAGGGAGATGGTAATGGGGTTTAGTTCAAATATTCATGATGTGAACATGGAGCAATGTGTTCTTGCGGCTCTAATGACTACAGCTTTGTCACTAGAGACAATTGGTCAAGAATTGGATGCAGAGTGTTTTTACTCAGATCGTCATCAACAAATATACAAGGCAATCGTAGAGCTATCAGAAAGCAATTGTCCGTATGACGTGGTAATGGTGAGTAACTACCTAAAAGGCAAAAACGTTTTGCATTTGATGGGTGGGGAAGAATACTTAATTCAACTTATGCAAGATGCGCCGAGTAGTTTTTACAACGCTGAAAGTTATGTCACTCAGTTAAATAAACTCAAAACACATCGAAGAATTGAGCAGATTGGTTTACGTATTGCTGCAATGGCGAAAGATACAACTTTGCCTGATGTATTTGTTGAGGCTGAAAATCTTCTTGGGCAAGTAGATAAGACGGATGATGCAGATATGGGAGCAAGTTTTGGAAGTGCTCTCGATAGTGCCTTAGAGCAAATGATTGACAAGTTTGAAAAGCAGAGCAGAGACGAAACAACGGGTGTTAAGTTCAACCTTAAAACACTAGATGAGATGTTAGGAACCGTACAAAACGGTCATTTTTGTGTAGTTGGTGGACGTCCCGGTTCTGGGAAGTCAACTTTAGCCCAAATGATGGCAATTGATACGGCAATGCTTAAAAAAGAGGGTGTTCTTTTCATATCAGCAGAAATGGACAAAGAAACACTATCTAATCGTATGTTTAGCTCACTTAGTTCCATTCCATACAACAACCTACACAATGCAACACTTTACGATGGGCTACTAAAAGAATATGCAAATTACAAACAAGTTTATAGCGATCTGCCTATATGGATAGAGCCAAAGCAAAAACCAAGCATTAGTGAAGTAAGAGCATATGCAAGGAGAGCTAAGCGCCGTTTTGCCAAAGCTGGCACCAAACTTGGCTGCATCATTGTTGATTATCTTCAGCTTGTAAGAGATCCAAGCAAAAAAGACCGCTTTCAAGAAGTTGGCTCTATTAGTCGTGAACTTAAATCTATGGCTAAGGAGTTTGAATGCCCGGTTGTAGCGCTCGTTCAATTAAATCGTGAATCAGAAAAAGGTAAGAAACCGAAAGCTTCTGATATTAAGGAATCAGGGCAGATCGAGCAAGATGCGGATCAAATTATTCTCGTTAATCCGCTCACTGATGATAAGACACTACAACCTCTTGGGGTCACTGAACTGATTATTGCCAAAAATCGACATGGCAAAAGAGGGAGTGTGCGCGTTCAGGAGTTTCTGGATGTTTGTAAATTTAAGGCAATTGAGGTGGCAGCAGAATGAAAACGTTCCTAATCATTATGACCGTTGTTTGTATTGCAACTTTTATGGGTTTAGTTGTGGCTGCAATAGCTGCAAAGCTGCACCAGTATTCAGGAAGTCTAGCTAAATTTCGCTTTTCACTAGCCTTCATGGATATCACTTTTTTCTTTTTATGTATATCGGCTCTAGCTGTATTTGATGGGGGTAAGTATCTGGCGTTCGCTCATTTAACTCAATTTTTGTTGTCTTTATACCTAATTTTTTACCGTTCTAATAAGTGGGAGCGCAAAGCATGAATGAAAAATGGACCTACAAAGAAATGATGGCCCTGCGTTGTGCTTACAACCATGGATTAAAGACTGCTGAAACAAGAGCGGCAGCTTGCCTGTATGTGAAGTTGGGCAGAAATAAATTATTAGATCAATTCAAGAAAGAAAGTGAAGCAAAAGGTAAGGTGGAATGATGAATAATAAACCGCATGTATTACAAGCTTGTAACTGGAAGAAGTACACAATTGAGAATTGGTTAGAGCAATTTAGGGCATGGATTAATGAAGATAATGCCGAAACTTATTTAGGTACACGTAACACCTTAACTTACTTGATTGATTCTGTAGAAGGCGTAAAGCGTGATGCAAGAAAGCGCTCATTGCCACAGTGCAAAATCTCTACTGATGAGGCGAGAGCTGTAAGTGGATTATTGCGTGATTTACGAATGAACCCAAACCCTACATTACAAGAATGGCTAGATTTTGTAGTGTTGTATTACGTGCATGGGTTGAGTGAGGAAACTATTGCTGACATTAGCAAATGCTCACGTAACGCCGTGAGACAAGATTTAAAGTGTGGTATTGCCTATATTGTTGGGCAACGTAATACATTGCGTAGTAAATTAACCGAAAAACAGGCCAAAGTAAGAAAACCAAAGAAAACCCTTGACTTGGCGCCAATAGTTCTTTAAATTCGTGATAAGTGGTACGAAGTGTAAGTAAGGTGCCACTAGGTGATGGATTCTTACAGCGTCTTTCGCCGATCGAGATTAAATATGCCCTAGAGTGAAATAGTCTGTAAGCCTCAAGGGTTCTCACCAATTTTAAAAGCTCATCATCCGATGGGCTTTTTGCTTTTATGCCCTACGAGCTTAGAACATTGGATTCCGATGTGCTGGACTGGATTTCTAGTCGATGCTTAAACGTAGGGCTATTTTTTTGGAGGTTCACATGCTCCGAAGAATTAAGCAGGTCTTTTGCATACATGTTTGGGAATATGGGTTGGATTACAACGACGACCCAATCAAAGAATGCAGAAAGCGTGTAAAGATTAAAGTAATTTAATTTACTATTGAGAATTCAATAACTTAATTTGACCAATTCATTTAAATTCGGTATCCTTGTTGAATAAATTTTATTCATCAATAGGTGTCTTATGAAGCATGGGAAATTTGAGGAAGGGAAAGAGGTTTTCTTGAAGGGTTGTAAACAAAGAATGACTCTAGTTTCAATCGATCAAAAGGCTGAAACTGGCTTATGTAAGTGGACTGATCCTAATGTTCCAAAAATCCACCAAGAAGTCTTTAATCTTTCTGACCTTAGAGCAGCAGGATCAAATATAAATTGGGCTGAGGTGAATAAGGAGTTTGAAGCCCAGTCACGATTTAGATGATAGATTTTTAGTTTTTGTTGGCCGAACGGATTACGGCATATATGGCCCCGCTGAATACTAGTTATTGGCGGGGCTTTTATTTTTTACGCCATTCGTCTAATTGGATAAGACATCATAATTCTAGTGTGATTGATGCGGGTTCGAGTCCTGCATGGCGTGCCATTTAATTTAGAGAAGTGTGCTGCATAGATATAGCCTCTTTCCAAAGTGGATATCAAAGCTAAGGAGTAGCTCACTTCGTCTAAGTCAAATGGATTGGGGTGAACATGGACACAAACGAAGCCAAAAAGAATCTTGATAAATATTCGGAAGAGTTAAGCCGTTACCAGAACTTATCTCGTACTGGATTAAGTCTCGAAGAAATGCTTGTTATAGACCGCATCATAATGCGATTGAAAAACAAGATTAATAATTTGCGGTCTATGTTGAATGCGTGACTCCAAACGATTAGCCGAAGTACGCAAGCTGCCATGCATGAGATGTGGTGCACCAGCACCAAGCCAAGCCGCGCATTCTAATTCTAGTAAAGACGGTAAGGGCAGATCCATTAAGGCTTGCGACTCTAAAACTGTTTCTATGTGTTTTTCCTGCCATCATTTATTTGATACCTACCAACTAGGGAGCAGACAGGAAAGCGAGGAGCTATTTAATAAATGGCTTAAGCGAACCAACGCAATGCTTGAGTCAGAACAAGATTTATTTTGATATAATTTAACCAACGTAATTGGTGTAAGGATTTACAATGGTTAAGCATGTTGATTATGAGGCTGTATATGACGGTGAGAATTTTTCTTTCATCAAAGTATTAATGGATGATGGTTCATATGACCCAATAGCTGGAACAAATGGGCCTTATGGCATCATAACTATTGTTGGATATGAGGTTAGGATTTCGTACCCTGAAAATCTCACACAAGAATTAATAGAGAAAATGGTAAACCAATTTACTAGAAAGAATTAAGCCACCCTCGGGTGGTTTTTAGTTTAATCGGAGCCGAAAGGCTCTTTTTTTGTGCCTAGAAAAAGGAAGCGAGAAATGAAAACCAACCAGAAAGGCCAAGCTGATGTGGTATTAGCCGCACTTTGCTTTCTTGCCATTTTAATTGTCATTGTTTTGATTATGTTTGCATGGCCTCACTATAAAGTGTGGAAGCAGGGCATGAATGGTCAAGCACTATTGGCAGAAGCTGAACAGTCAAAAATGATTCAGGTTCAAACGGCGCGAGCTGAACTTGAAAGTGCCAAGTTGCGTGCAGAAGCTATCAAAACTATTGGTCAGGCTGCAAAAGATTATCCAGAGTACCGCAAACAAGAGTTTATTGGTGCGTTTGGTGATGCTTTACGTGATGGCAAGATTCAACAAATTGTATATGTCCCAACTGAGGCAAACATTCCAGTTTTAGAAGCTGGTAAACGTCCCGTTGTGGATGAATAAGGTATAGGTGGGAATATGGAACCAGCAACATTCCCAATCAATAGTTATTCAGGAATTGTTCAGGTAATTAACTATCTGAACAATAACCACTCCAAAGCAGCCGCAGAAGGCAAACCTTTAGTCGTTAGAATCAATCAGAAGGAAGACGACAGGAGCGCCGCACAAAACCGGCTTTATTGGGCTTGGCTTGAGCAGATCAAGCAAAAGACTGGTAACTCAAAGGATGATCTTCATTTACTTTTTAAGAAAAAGTTTCTTGCCCGGATCTATGTTGAGGGTCGGCAAGAGACTGCAGAAAAGTACATGGCTTTGCAGAACTTTAAAGATGTTATTCAAGCATTCGATGGACCTAAGCGCCGTCAACTTGAAAAGGATTACCAAGTTTTGGTCAATACCTTCATTAAAGACCATCTGCAAAGCAAGAAGGCCACCATTAAAGAATTCACCAAATATCTGGATAAGATCAACATCTATGCACATAGAGACTTGGGCGTGATGTTGATTATTCCGGATGAACTTAAGTGGTGTTATCAAAATGAGCAGTGATTCAAATTTGCATGATGTGGTGCTTAAGCTGATAGAGCAGACAAATAAGCTTATAGACCATAACAATAAGTTGACTGAACAAAACAATAAGCTTATCGAACAGAATAGCTTAATCATTCAAATCAATGCTGAACAGTCTGCACAACTATCAGAAGTCTTGGCAATGTTTGAAGATGATGAACCAGCGCCAAAGTCTAAATCATTGGATGGGTGAGCACGATGATTCCAAAGAACATTATTAATAATCGATTGGGTTTTTATGGATTGGATGGTCTTGAACAGCCGCATTTAATTATTGAGCCAGAAACTCCAGAAGTCCAGCGCAAACAATTGGAACTCCGTTTAGTTAAGTTGGTCCAAGAGTATCAACGCAAGGGTTTAGATATCGATTGGATATCCATTGACTTACTTAATGGTGTAGATGCGCGAGTAAACTTAAATGAAACTCCAAACATTCAAGAACAAGTTGCAGACGCTACAGGCACCCGCACAAAGCCAGATGAACTCTAAACAAAACAATTGGGGTTCTGGTCGTGGTGGTCGTCCGTGGCGCCGTCTTAAAGCAAAGATCCATTTACGTGATGAGTGGACCTGTCAATGTTGTGGCATCGTCACTAAAGATTTAGAGCTTGACCATATTTTGAATGTGGCAAGAGGTGGAACGGATGATGAATCCAACCTCCAGTCTCTTTGTGTTCCATGCCATAAGAAGAAAACCCAACAGGAGAGCAGGCAGTGAATAACGATGAATTATTAGAGCAGCTCGGATCAGTTGCCAACTTCATGCGCGGTATGCAGCTTGATCCACGCATCCCAGCAGATACTAAACAAGCTTTAATTGAACGTGCTGAAACAATTGATGAGCTAGTTCAAAAGTATTTGGACGAGGATTGCTGAATGACTTCAAAACTAGTTCATGTGAAAGATGCAAACAAAGGCTCTGACATCTACTTTGATCCGCAGGGCCTTGAAGGCGCCGTTTTTAATTGGAATGGGCAGAAAGATTACAGCCAATAATTTACAACGCTATGTTGTATATGCGGGGCGGCAGTTTGATTTGTTGTGTTGTGAATGACGATGGCAAGAAGAAGATTCTTGAACATGTTCAGGAAGCACCATAATGATGAAAAAATCCAGCAGGCAGGGGGGAGGTCAAAAGTTCCAAGCCCTTCGCCGTTGGACACCGCCCCCCATCGCACGCACAAAAAAAATTCCCTTTCAGAAAAAGTTAAAGCAAAAAGTTAAAATCAAGTTAAAGGTAGAGCAATGGCATTAACAGAGAAAATGGAAAAATTTGCTCTTGCCATTGTTGACGGCAAGACAAATAAAGAAGCAGCAATTTCAGCAGGTTACGCGGAAAAAACTGCATCCGCCGCAGGTGCTAGGTTAGCAAAAGATCCTGAAATTATTGTCTATATTGAAATGTTAAAGGCCCAAAAAGAAGGGCGCTCTTTAACATCTGATTCACCAAAAGTTAAACCTAAAGATACACCCGAAAATAGTGGTGAAGATGAAAACCCTATTGAGGAATTTCAATTTGAAGGTGATGACCCTTTAGATTTTTTAATTAAGGTCATGAACTTCAATGGCAACAAGCTGCCACTAAGAATGCAGGCAGCAATTGCAGCATTGCCATACAAGCACGGCAAGGTTGCAGAAAAGGGCAAGAAAGAAACAAAACAAGACAAGGCAAAAGAAGCGACCAAAACAGGTAAATATGCCACATTGGACAATCAATTGCCGAGCTAGTATTTAAAACTTTGTTATAATTCACTTATTACATTAATAATGGGTTGATAAGTGGAAATTTTTAATAATACAAATAAGTATAGTCCAGACACTAAAATTTGGAGATACATGGACCTTACAAAGTTTTTAGATCTGATATTAAACAAATCTATTTACTTAAGAAGAATTGATAAGTTTGAAGATCCATATGAGGGATATATTTCAAGTGCTTACAAAGAGGATCTCAGTGCTCAATATGAATTAATTCAATCAGATTATAGAATCTCTCAAGAAGCCAAGGATAGACTACATCAAACACATCTAACTGGATTGGAATTGGTACCATTGTATGCCTATGCAAGTTGTTGGTTTATTGGTGAAGTAGAATCTGCTGCTATGTGGAAGTTGTATGGGCAAAGTAATGATTGCATTGCGATATGTAGCACACTTCATGATTTAGAGTTAGCGCTAGATGAAGGTGATAATGAAGAAGGGGTATTATATTTACAAGAAATTACTTATGTTGATGGGTCTTCCCCAGTGGATGCAAAAAATTACTTAAAACCGATGTTTGAGAAAAGAGTAAGTTTTGCACATGAAAATGAATTCAGAGCTTTATATGTATTAAATAAAGGTCGTACACTATTGAATAGCAATATCCATCAGCCTAAAAAAGAAGATGTGCGGAACCCTGATGGAATCACATTAGAAATTGATGTTAAGCAGTTAATTAAATCTATTTATATCTCGCCTACAGCTGGAGTTAATTTTAAACCAATTGTAGAAAGAGTTTTAGAATTAGCTGGATTTGACGGGTTAGAATGCATCCAATCTGAACTTTATAAATTAAAGTAAAAAATTCAATCCTTCTAATATGCCCTACGAGTTTGATGAAATTGCATTTCTGAGTGACAGTGCAGGTATTATTTGGGATCTAGAGAAGACCTTGCAACGCCTTTGCAGGAATTATAAATATTTACCTAAGTTAGTATTTTCAGGTTCAAAACACGAGTGTTTTAGCTGTTTGCCCAAGGAGGTTTTAAACCTGATTGAAAGGCTATCAAAAACACCACAGGCTCAATTGATTATTTAGCACCTTCGGGTGCTTTTTTTATGGTTGTTATTATGAACAACATTAATTGGTCGACATCTCTTCCAGACTGGGCAGATCGCATCGTTAAAGGTCAATCTTTGATGCCATGCAAGCCACTATTTCAAGATGTGGCAGACGTGGCTTTAAGAACATTCAATTCCTTAAAAGTTGTAGATGTTCTGGATTCTCCAGAAATGGGGGAAATTGTTCGGGAATGGGTAACCGAGTTTGTTGCTGCAATTTTTGGAGCATATGACAAAAAGTCAAAACGCCGTTTGATTAACGAATTTTTTCTTTTAATTCCTAAGAAAAATACAAAATCAACAATTGCTGCATTCATTATGCTCACGGCTTTTATTTTGAATAGCCGGTTATCTGCAGAACTCATCATTTTGGCACCAACAAAAGAAGTTGCCGACAACTCTTTTAATCCTATCCGGGATGCGATTAAAGCGGATCCTGAATTAGATGAAATGATGACCATTTCCGAGCACACCAAAACAATTACACATCAAGGAACACAGGCAACTTTAAAAGTTGTTGCTGCTGATGACAAGTCAACAGGTGGTAAAAAAGCTTCATGGATTTTGGTTGATGAGCTGCATTTATTTCAAACCATGTCCAATGCTGGTTCGATGTTTCGTGAAGCAACTGGTGGTTTGGCATCTCGTCACGAGGGTTGTTTGATTTGGTTGTCAACACAATCAAAAGAGCCGCCTTGTGGAGTATTTAAAAGCAAGCTTGATTATGCCCGCGATGTTCGTGACGGGAAGATAATTAATAAAAAATTCCTCCCTCTGATTTATGAATTTCCAGATGAAATGATCGAATCAGAAGAATATAAGGACCCAGCAAATTTCCATATACCTAATCCAAATTTTGGGACAAGTGTTGACCCAGAGCAGCTATTAGATGATTACGAAAAAGCCAAATATTCAGGCGAAGATGATCTAAAAGACTTCTTTGCTAAGCGCCTCAATGTTCAGATCGGTATGAATTTACGTGCTAATCGCTGGGCAGGTGCAGACTTTTGGGAGAAAAAAGAGGTTGTTTTTGACCTTGATTATCTAATTGAACAATCAGAATGCATCACTGTGGGCTTTGATGGTGGTGGCCTTGATGACCTGTTTTCGATGTATGCCATTGGACGAGACAAAAAATATCACACTATATGGCGTGGTTGGTCCATGTCTTGGCTACATCCGATTGCTTTAGAGCGAAGAAAAGAAAACAAGCAAAGAATGGATGACTTTATAGCTGCTGGTGAACTGGTGATTGTTGAAAATATTGGTGATGACGTTTCACAAGCTGGTCTGATCGCCAAGCGAATTTTTGACACTGGCAAGATGCCTAAACAGGGTTTTGGTCTTGATCGTCTAGGGATGCCGTCACTTGTAGATGGCTTGTTAGAGTCGGGAATCCCTGAGACTGCATTAATCGCCGTCAAACAAGGTTTTGAGTTGTCGGGTTATGGGATGACTTTAGAGCGCAAGCTTGCTGCAGGAACCTTTATTCCAGCTAAACAAGAGCTAGTTAAATGGGCGGTTAGTAACGCAAAAGGAAAAATTTCAGGCAATGCACTAATGATTACAAAGCAAGAATCTGGCAAGGGAAAAATTGACCCTGTGATTGCAATGTTTAACGCCGCTGCTTTGATGTCAAGCAATCCTGAGCCTGCCAATCGCGTTGATATTGACGAATACTTAGAGGATGTCGTGATAGCATGAGTACCACACAAGAGCCGGGGTTTTGGTCCCGCTTCTGGTCACGATTGACTGGAAATACACAATTAAAAAAAGGCGATTCGTCTTATCCATTTGATAGTTATTTGTCACCCGGTGGATCGGTTGTCACACCAGAAACAGCTTTGAAACTTTCCGCAGTCTGGGCGTGTGTAAAATTAAGAGCTGAAACTATCTCAACTCTTCCTTTACAGCTGTACGACAACAATAAACGTCTTGCTACTGATCATTACCTTTACCGTATTTTGCATGATTCACCCAATGCCGATATGTGTGCAAGTGAGTTTTGGCAAGTTCAAGTTGCTTGTGTTGACTTATGGGGGAATGCATACAACCTTATTACAAAAGACTCAAGCGGAAAAGTAATTGCTCTTGAGCCACTTTTCCCGAGTGGAATGGTTGTAAAACGTAATGATTTGGGAGCGATTGATTTTCATTACACTGAAAATGGGAAAACAACAACCTATTCGGAAGACCAAATCTTGCATTTTAAGGGTTTTACTCTTGATGGGCTTGTTGGTTTATCTGCTATTCAGTTTTTTGCTCAAACTATAGGCATGCAGTTTGATGCAAACAATCAAGCTCAAGACTGGTTTAAAAATGGCTTAAAGGTTGGCGGCTTTTTGGAGACTGGAGAGCAAACCTTAACTAAAGAGCAACGTGAACGGCTAAGAAATCACTTAAGCGAATTTAGTAAGCCGGAGAATGCAGGCAAGTACATGGTGCTTGAAGCTGGAATGAAACTTTCTGGCTCAAATAGCATTCGAATCAACCCAGTTGATGCTCAGTTACTTGAATCTCGGTATTTCGGTATTGAAGAAATATGCCGTGCCTTTGGTGTTCCACCTCAGTTAATTGGTCATACAAACAAAGCAAGTTCATGGGCTTCAAGTCTTGAGCAGACTAATAGGGGTTTTTTGACCTATTCACTTAATCCGCAATTAGTTCGATATGAGCAGACAATCACAAAGAGATTGTTTTTACCAAGTGAAAAATACAAATACAGACCAAAATTTGCCGTTGAAGGCTTATTGCGGGCCGATAGCGCTACTCGCTCAGGGTTCTACACAAACATGATTCAAAACGGTGTCATGACCCGTAATGAAGTGCGGGATTTAGAAGATTTAGCGCCTTTACCGGGTGGCGATGAGTTAATGGTTCAAATGCAAATGGTCGGCTTGAAAGATCAGGGGAAAACCAGTGGATAGACTTAAACTAACTTTAGAAATCAAAGCCACCCAAGAGGGTGGCTTTTTTTCTGGCTACTTGGCTGCTTTTGACAACCTAGATTCACATGGCGACATCATCCGCAAGGGGGCTTTTGCCAAAACCCTTCAAGAGTGGAAAGCAAAAGGCAAGTACCCAGCAATCTTTTGGGACCACAACCCGTCTGAACCAATTGGAATTTTCACCGAAATGCGTGAAGACGAAAAAGGGTTGTACGTAGAAGGTCGTCTCTTAATTGACGATGTGCCGCGCGCTAAAGCTATTTATGCGCTGATGAAGGTTGGCGCGATTGATGGCATGTCCATTGGCTATATCACCAAGTCTTATAGACGCGATCCAGACTCACTAATCCGCGAACTGCTGGAACTGGAGTTGGTGGAGGGTTCAATTGTTGCCTTTCCTTCCAATCCAGAAACCCTAATCAGTTCCGTCAAATCCAAATTACAAGATGGCGAGCTGCCATCCTTACCAGAATTTGAAAAGTTCCTGAGAGAGTCAGGATTTTCAAAAACGCAAGCCACTGTCATCGCTAGTAAGGGTTTGCGTCATCTTTTGAGCGAGTCAGAGGGTGAAAACGAAAAAGCGAAATCAATTTCAAATGCCTTAAATATTTTACGAGGAATCAGCAATGACTGAAAAAACTTTAGAACAACTCGCTCAAGAGTTCCAAAAACACGTTGATACAGTTAAAGAAATCGCCGAAGAGTTCAAAGGCAAACAAGCAAAAAGTGAAGAAATCTCACAAAGCGCCAAAGATAAAGCGGACGAAGCTTTAACTACGTTAAATGAAGTTAAAAACAAACTGACAGAACTGGAGCAGAAAGCTGCACGCCGTGGTAATGGTGATGTTGAAACTAAAAAGCAAACCATGGGTGGTGAGTTTGTTGAAACTACAGAATACAAAAATGCTGCAGAAAGTCAGTATCGTGGAATTCAGCGTGTTGAGCTGAAGAACACAATTGGTACGACTGAGGTTGGAAAAATTATTCCGACCACCAATCTTGGTTTGCAGTTACCAAACCAGATGCGCCTTACCATCCGCGACATTTTGGCAGGTGGTAGCATGAGCGGGAATCTCATTGAATATGTTCAAATGAAAGAATTCACCAATAATGCAGCAGTAGTTGCAGAAGGTGCAAACAAGCCAGAATCTGGAATTACATTTGAAGATAAAGATGCCAAAGCAGTTGTAATTGCTCACTGGTTAAAAACGACCACTCAAATGTTAAGTGATGCACCAGCATTGCAGTCATTCATTGACAACATTTTGCGCCATGGTCTTGACATCAAGCTTGAAAAGCAAATTCTTGCTGGTGATGGAACCAATGGCAATATGCTTGGCTTAATCCCTCAAGCGACTGCTTATGCTCCGCCTGCAGGTGCTCCAGCAACGCCAAACATGTTTGATGTATTGCGTTTTGCAATGCTTCAAGTTGTATTGGCCGATGACTTTGCAAACGGCCATGTACTCAACCCAATTGACTGGGCGTTGATGGAAACGCAAAAAGATGCAAACGGCAACTACATCATCGGGAATCCGCAATCACAAGCGGTTCCAACATTATGGGGCTTGCCTGTAGTTCAAACCGCTGCAATGGATGCAGGTAAATTCTTAACAGGTGCATTCAATACTGCAGCTCAATACTTTGAGCGCTGGGGTGCTGCTGTGCAAATCGGTATGCAGGGCGATGATTTCACATCAAATAAACGTACCTTACTTGCTGAAACCCGTGGAGCATTAGCTGTTTATAAGCCTAAATCGCTTGTATATGGCTCTTATACTCCTGCTACGGGTGGTTAATTCATTTTGGGGTGGTGTTCGTCACCATCCCATTTAGAGAGGCCAAAATGAAAGAATATGAAGTTTTACGCCCACACTTTGGAGATAAAGACTACAAAGAGGGCGATATTCGAACCGCAGATCCAAACGTGGTAAGGCATTTGGTAGAAAATAAAGTTTTACGTGAATACCAAACAAAAGTTGATCCACCAAAACCAGCTACAAGACGGAATAATTCAAAATGATCACACTCGAACGAGCTAAGTTGCAATGTCGAGTAGATCATAACGATGAAGATGAACTCTTTATCGAATGGATTAGCCAAGCAGATGAAGAAATAGCAACTGATATTGACCGAAAAATTATTTCGGACGAGTCGGAGCGAACATCTGAAACGGACATTGTGGACTGTAAAAAATTAGATAATGCCCGGTTAATATTTATTGAATATAAATACAGCCGAAGTCTTGAAGGTAAACCACAAGCTTATTGGGATATTTTGCAGCCAATTAGAGAAATGGGGGTTTAACATGCCCAGCATTACTCCAAAGCTTAAACACCGCATCACTATTCAAAAGCCCATCCAAACCCAAGATCAAAACACAGGTAAATTGATTGTTACATGGTCAGATTTCACAACAGTTTGGGCGGAAGTTACTGACCTTTCAACAAGGGATGTTATTGCGGCTAAAGCAGCAAACAGCGCAATACAAGCCCGCGCAAAAGTTCGTTATAGCAGTACAACAAAGCAAGTTGATAGCACAATGCGGGTACTTTTTGATGGGTACTTTTACAAGATTGATGGTAACCCTATGCGAGATCCCGACTCACGCCGTGAGTATTTAACCATTAACTTATCTACAGGCGAAAAAGCATGGAATGGGTGATTTATGGCTACTCAAATACATGGCTTGGAGCCTGCTTTAAGAAAAATGCAGGCAATTGGTAACGACAAGACCGTAAAACGTATTGCCCGTAAAGCGATGCGGCAGGCAATGAACATTGCTCGGGATGAAGCCCGTCAAAAAGTTAAACGTTTAGATGATCCTACCACTCCAGAAAAAATCTGGAAAGAAATTGTGGTTCAAAATGGCCGGAGTAGAAATAAAAACACTTTGGTTATGCGCGTGGGAGTGCGTGGTGGTGCACGTATCCCATATACAAACAATGCTCAAAATAGACGTGCTGGGCGTGTTGGTCAAACTTACCAAGCGGACGGCCGAGTCTTTTACTGGCGATTCCTTGAGTTAGGCACAAGTAAACAGCCTGCTACTCCATTTTTACGCCCTGCTTTATACGAAAACATTGAACAAGTTACCGATAAATTTGTTCAGGTGTTTAATTTTGAACTCAGTGTGGTTTTAGGTGCAGCTTAATGATTGATGTTCCAATTTTTAATTTAGCCAGAGCAGATCCAGCGGTTAAGGCTCTACTTGAAAGCGATGGAATTTTGCGAGTCTGGAAGTTTGGAAGTGCTCCAGATGAGCCACAAGCGCCATATGTGACATGGCAAACAATTTCTGGTGATTCAAATAGCAACCTTGATTCACGTCCTGTTTCAGACAATGCAATTATTCAAATTGATGTATATGCAACTGATGAGGATGTTGTTGATCAGGTTGCAAAAGCAATTCGCTTCGCAATTGAACTTGATTGTTATGTGGTTCGTTATGGCGAGGCAGATAAGGACCCCGTAACAGGAATGCCTCATTATTCATTTGATGTTAGCTGGATCATAAACCGCTAATAAAACTTAAACCATATTTTCACTTAGCACCTATTTCGGGTGCTTTTTTTATGCCTAAAATTAAGGAGCGCTCTTAATGGCTAATGTTAAAACTCAAAAAACACAGTTATTTACTGTGTTAAATGGTCAAGTGGTTCGTTTTGTTTGCTCTAAACGGATTGACTTGGGGCAAGATTCATTTCAAAAAATTGATGTGACTTGTCTTGATGCAGACTCAAAACAGTATGTTCGCGGTATGCGTGATCCCGGTGAAGGTGCAGTAGAAATCGATTACGATGATACGAACACCAGTCATGACAAATTAATTGAAATTGCCGAATCTGGAGAGATTTTAGAATGGCATGTTGGTTCGGGTCATGCTTCCACCGAACCAACTTATGATGCTACTACCGGTATTGATCTGCCAAAGGATCGTATGTGGTGGTCATTCAAGGGTTATATTAATCCTACTGCACCGAATGCATTTGAAGTCGATTCTGTAGTTGGTTATTCATTCACATTAATTCGTACTTCTGGCGTAACTACAACTAAACGTACGGTGGCTTCATAATGGCTAAGATCAGCATTACAGACTTAAAACAGAGTGTAACTACTCTAAACGTTCCAGTTAAAAAAGCCGTCAAGTGGAATGTTGAAGCGACTGAGAGTAATATTGAGTCACTTAAAAAATTGACGAAAAACAATTCATTAGAGCTTGGTGATATTGCTGAGCTTGAAGCTGATATTTTTGTCAAAAAAATGAACTTCAAGGAAAGTCGAGAGGCATCCAAGGCAATTGAATGGGATCTTAATTATGAGAATCTTGAGGATTCAAAGGTTAAGAAAATCGACTCAACTCACATGCAAGCTGCTCAATTACTTGGTTCAATTTGCTCGGATCAAAAGGGGACACCTTTTTTCTCAAGTGTTAATGACATCTATAAAGCAGAGCCTAGTTTAATAAATGCTATGTATGCTGCTGCTGATGAAGTTAATAATTTTTTGGGAAAGTCTCGGAAGAAGAGCTTGCAGACAGAGAACTCCTCATTGAACTCGTCCTCAATGGAATCGGTGGAAGCACTTTAGCAGAAGCCGAATTAAACATTAGTCATAAAGAGTTGATGGAATGGAGAGCCTATCGTCAAAAATATGGCTCTCTTTTCTTTGGTCGCCGGCTAGAGCAAAGCTTTGGAAGCTGGATGGCGCATTACACAGGCTTCAAAGTTAAAGAGGGAACAAAAGTAGACCCTTATATATTTATGCCTCATGAAACGCCTCCAGACGATGACAATTCATTGTCATTAGAGGAGTATTTTGAGAAGTATCATAGTAACTAGCCCTGCCATAAGGTGGGGCATGTGACATTTACATACCGTTTTGTTAAATTGAAGAAAATTGAAAAACGGTGTGTAAATGAATAAGTTTTTAATTATTGTCATTCTGGGCTGTTTGTTACTTGGATGTGGAAAAACAGAAGAAGAAAAACTTAAGGATGAGAGGCAAAAACTTGATTTGCAAGTCCAGAAATTAGTTAAAGATAAATTAAAAGATGGCGATACAGCTAAGTTTCGTAATCAATGGGAGCTATGCGGTGAGGTAAATGCTAAAAATAGTTTTGGCGCCTATACTGGCTTTCAGCGCTACATAATCACAAAAGAAAAAATATACTTTGAAAATGATTATAACTCTGACCCAACATCTATAGCAGCCTTCAATCAAGTTTGGAATTCTGACTGCAAATAGCAGTAAACATTAATTTTTAAAAACCCCGCTAATTAGCGGGGTTTTTTATTGCCCGGAGAAAAGTAATGGCCACAACTTCACTTGGCAGATTAACACTGGATCTAGTGGTTCAGACGGCTAGTTTTTCAGAGCCACTAAGTAGAGCTGAACGGCAGGCGCGAACATCGAGTCAAGGGATTGCTAATTCTTTAAATATTGCTGCTATTGCTGTAAGTGCATTGAGTGGAGCAGTGGCTGGTCTTTCAGTGGCTCAGCTTGTTAATTTTAGTGATCAAGTTATTCAGACTGGAAATGATATTCAAAAGTTTTCAAAACTTGCGAATGCTTCAGTGCGTGAATTTCAGTATTACGCCAAAGGGGCAGAAACTGCTGGAATTTCATTGGAATCTTTTGCAGATAAAATGAAAGACATGCAGGATCGTATAGGCGATTTTCAGCAAACAGGTGGTGGGCCTTTAGCTGACTTTTTCACCAATATTGCCCCTAAAGTTGGGGTAACTATTCAACAGTTTCAGAAATTATCAGGACCTCAAGCGTTACAGTTATTTTATAATTCTTTAGAGAAAGCTGGCGCGTCAACAAATGACATGAAGTTTTATATGGAAGCAATCATTTCTGATTCTTCTTTGTTAATTCCATTGCTTGAAAAAAATGGTCAAGGTTTTAAGAAGTGGGGTGATGCCGCTGAAAAGGCTGGCGCTATCATGTCTGATGATTTAGTTAAGAGCTTAGCAGAAGCAAAACAAAACCTCCAGTTAATGGATCTGCAATGGCAGGGAGTCGAGGCAAGACTTGTAAATAGTGTTGTTCCTGCTATCGAAACGGTTATAGAGAATTGGGATGATATTAAAGCGGTAACTATTGCCGTATCTGCTGGCATTGCAACTAGATTTGTTCCTGCTTTGGTTGTCGCTACATATCAACTTGGGCAAACTGCTATTTTTGCTGTCCGCGCTGGTGTTGGCTTGGCAAGTTTTGCTAGGAATGCTGGAGCTACTGCTAGTGTTATGGCTTTACTTGGTGGTCCAGCCGGCATAGGCATGCTTCTAACACAGTTGGCCGTTGCTGGTGGCGCCTACTATCTGATGACCAAACAGACTCAAGATGCTACAGGAGCTTTAGAAGATCAAGGCTTGGTGGTTGATGAGCTTAGAGACAAGTACAAAAAACTAACCGCTTCACAGCTAGCCATTAAAAGCATTGAGGCAAGTGAAGAAATTGAAAAACAGACTAAGGAGCTAAAAAGTCTTTTTACGGCTTTAGAACAATTTGAGAATGACTTGAAAGTTCAAGGTGATACCAAACAACTTAAAGGAATTCAGTTGTATCTTAATAGCTTAAAAGAGGGTGGTGATAAGGCAAAAAAAGCTTTTGCGGAACTTCAAAAACAAGGCTTGGTTAGTGATAGTACCCTTGCATTTATTGCAGAATTAGATACAAAAATTAATGCTGCAAATAACTCTATAGATCGTCAAAAAGAGATCCAAAAATTAGTTAAAGATGCAACCAATGATGTAACAAAGGCACAGCGAGACCAAGCAAAAGCTGTCAATGAATCTGCAAAAGCTTGGATGTCTTTAACACAAAAACAGCGAGAATATATTAATCAGGCCAACAAGGATGCTTTGCGTGAGAAGTATATTCAGGAAAATATGCGTGTAGGCGGTTGGACTAGAGAGAAGGCTGAATTTTTTGCTGATGCTCAAGCTAATACCAATGGAGAAAATGCATATAAAATTAAATTGCCAAAAGCGGTTGCTGATGCAGCACTTAATAGCTTTAATCGCAAAAACTATACTTTTGGGAAAGCTGAGTTAGAGGCAATTGCTCGTGCACAAGGTATTGCTAAAGCAAATAATTTTGCTCAGATTGAAAGTTTGTATGGTTTGCCTGCTGGAACATTGGCAGCCTTGATTCTTCAAGAGTCTGGAGCTAATGCCGGGGCAAGAAGCCATACTGGGGCAATAGGTCTTTTCCAAACAACGAGTGTATTTAGAAAACAGTATAGTCTTAATGCCAAAAGCTCTACCGAAGAAATTGCAACAGCGGCAGCTAAAGACTTATCAAAGCATTTGGCTGAGTTTGGAGCCATGGATAAAGCACTCATGGCCTACAATGCAGGTGCAGGTGGCTTAAGAACCTATTTGAAAGGTGGTCTATCAGATAGCAAGCGTAAAGAGGTTGCTGGTTACGCACCGGGTTTCCAGAAATGGTTTGCAGGTGTGAATGGTAAATCAAGTGTTGATAATTCAATTTTAATGCCTACACAGGCTGATCAACTTGAATTAATCAACAAAGCTGCCGAGTCTCAACAGGCTATTGATGATGCGAAAAAAGAAGTTGACGCAAGGTATTACACTGAAGCTCAACGACTTGCAAGGGAGCATCAAGATAATATTGATAAGATCACACTTGCGTACGCTGGTACACCACAGTTAAAAGAAAAGCTTGCTCAAGAGGATGCATTATATGCTGCTCAAATTGCAAAACTTGAGTCTGATAAAAAGGAAGAGTACAACCAATACTTTGCTTTTGAAACTGATCGAATCAAGCAGATTGAACAAAACTTTGATCGACAAAAAGAGTTAATCGACTCTAATGCCGAGTATGAGTACGGGAAATCGAAAAAAGCTTTAGAGATTAAAGCTGCTCTTGAGCGTCAAAAACAAGTTGAAATTGCTGCCGTAAAACGCGAAGAAGATGCACAAATTCAGTCGGCGTTTGAGGGTTATCTAAACCAGACTGAAATTGTTGTGAAGCGTTACCAACGTGAACGTGAAGAAATACTTCAAACTTATAGTTTAAGTAAACGTGTTCGCGAAGAGATGGCAAAATCTAAGGATTATGCAATTTTTGAAACTTTAAACCAAGCTTCTGACAGCGTGTTTCAATCTGGGTTAATCTCGAGACAATCTATGTTGGAACGAGAGGACCCGATAAATGCTCAAAAATGGGCTTTACAAAATCAATATTCATCTGATTTTAGTAGCTTGAATCAATCATATAATGATGAAGTGTCTGGCATTAAATTGATTGAAAATGAGAGTGAACGTAACGCTCAATTGTTGGCTGCTCGTGAACAGTTTTTGAAAGCAAAAGCAGACTTAGATAAAAAGTATGCTCAAGATGAAATGGATCTAAATAGATCACTTTACGACTCACAATTAAGTCAATTAAGCAGTTTAACGGGTCAATTATCTAGTTATTGGTCTAATATGACAGGCATTGTTAAAGATGCAGCAGGCGAACAGTCTGGCATCTATAAGGCAATGTATCTTGCTCAACAGTCATTTGCAATTGCTTCTGCCACTATTAATGCTTTTCAGGCATACAACCAGATTCTTGCAAGCCCATGGTATCTTGATGTGATTAGCAAGCAGACGGCTGCCACTTTGGTGCTAGGCATGGGTATGGCAAATGTCGGAATGATTGCAGGTCAGACTATTGCAGGTATGGCCCACAACGGTATAGACAATATCCCGCGTGAAGGCACATGGCTTTTAGATGGTGGTGAACGTGTACTAAACCCTCAACAGAACAAAGATTTGACGAATTATTTAAATAATCGTCAAAACGGGTCTAGTGAGGGCAATGTGCAAATCAGCCAACAGATTACGTTTGCTGATGGATCCGCAAACGTCAATACACAAGGGCAAAAGCAAATTGCTGAATCTCTAAATAATGCAATGAACGATTGGGCTAGACGAGAAAGCCGTCAAGGCGGTGTCTTGTTTAATCTTGTGAGACGTTAATTACCCAAGTTTAACCACTTAAAACCAAATAAACCCACTCGAATGAGTGGGTTTTTTAATGGGAGTACAAAAGTGAAAAAGTACATTATGACTTTTCTGCTTGCTTTATTGATTGCTGTAGTTTTCTACATAAGTGCAAATTTAATTGATTTTAATCTAATTGAATATGCAACGGGTTTCGTCTTTGGATTGTCATTTGCCCTCATTTTTAAAAAACAATCTAAGAGTACTAAAATTGCCGACTTAATGGACAAGCAATTAAAAGAATGGGGAGTTCGTGAAAGTAGGCGGGCAGGTTTATTCGCTCCAGATCAAGATACGAAGGATCTAGAAAGTTGCAAAAAACGTTTTAAAGATAGTCCGTTTAGTATGAAAGTTGAGTGGTCAAAAAAAGATGAGTAATCGTAAATTCACTTGGTGCCAAGATTTAGAGGGTAATTCAGGTTCGCAGAGCTTTAATACGTTATCAAGTAAATTTGGTGACGGTTATGAGCAAAATACTTCAGTAGGCATCAACAACCGTTCAGGCACTTGGCAATATTCACGGACAGCAAAAAAAGCCGAAATTATGCAAATCAAAGCATTCTTTGATGACCATAAAGGAGCTGACTCGTTTCTTTGGGATTCACCTTTAGATGGTGAGGTCCGAGTAAAAACAGGTGAATATCAACCCCGTTGTTTAGGTGGTGATGTTTGGCAAATCTCTACGACATTCACCCAAGTCTTTTATCCTTAATTTAAACCCCTTTAAAGCCCCTTTTTAGGGGCTTTTTTATGCGAGTAAGAAAATGACTAAGCAAGTTATTAATGTTGGTTCAGCTGCAAATGACGGATCAGGAACACCAGCCCGGACAGCGTTTCAGTATATAAACGCAAACTTTACTGAGCTATATGATTTCCTAACTGGAACTCCAAATGGAACTACGATTCCAACTGCTTTGCCAATTGCAAAGGGTGGTACAGGCGCAACTTCGGCAGCGGCTGCACGGACTAATTTAGGATTGGGTGATGCTGCAACAATGACAAAAACTGCCAGCAATACAGATGCAACTTTAGGGCGATCTTTAGCAGTTGGAAATTTTGGTATCGGGCGTGGAATTCGAGTTAAAGACACAGATGCATCTGGAGACTTAAATAAGGTTATTACTCCTGGTTTTTATGGTAATGATACATTTGCGTCTGGAACACTGGCTTTAAATTTCCCAGTTGCAGGTCAAGTGGGGACATTGATTGTCACTGATATCAGTGGGGCAAATGACTATAGAGCACAAATTTATATTCCGTTAACTGGTGGTTCAGTAAGCGGAAACTTTTTCTTTCGATCGACTTCAGATTTAGGAGCGACTTGGAGTCCGTGGACACGTTTAATTAGTAGCAATTCATTAGATTATCAACGATTACTTAACAATGGTTTTGCAGCAAATAAAAGTTTAGGTTCAGCAGCATTATCTAGCTTTGATAATGGTGGTTCATTTATTGGATTACAAAACACTAGTGCAGGTGCGGCAGCTGCAGGTGATTATCCTACGGCACAGGCCCAGTATATTCTTGGGCTGAATGTGGGTAGTGCAAGCGAACATGCTGCTAATTTAAGTATTGCAACTTCAGCAACCTATATCGGCTTTAGACGTAAATCATATCAAGGCGCTTATACACCGTGGTACGCATTGCGCGGAGAGCATAACACCACAGTCGATGCAAACGGATTTATCAAATCCGCTTCACCCGTTGCTAAACTCTTTGCTGATTCAATTGAGTTAAACGATGACGCACAAAAACAGCCAATTACTTTAGAAAAATTAGGTGTTGGTGATTATCTGATTAAAGGCTCATTAGGTTTTGCTCAAGAAGGTTGGTATATCGAAATGCCAAAGGATGCAAACGGTAACGTGTTGGTTGCTGTAGCTTATAAGCAACTTGAAAACAATGATATTTCCATCAAGACCTATAAGAAGAAGTTTGATATTGAAAGTGCTTCGATTGTTCCTGATCTTGAAAATCCTGTAGATATCCCTGAAGGTCGTAATATTGACATCCGTTTCCATGAAGAAATTGTATTAGAGGAGACACTACCAGATGACATTGAACAGTGATTTCCAGAAACTTTATGTAGACGGCCTTATAACATTGTATGAATTAGATGCCAGCAGCTTAGGTGCTGGCATTTTACGTTTCCATGGACATATTTCTTATGAAGACTGGGAAAAAATTTATGTCTCAGCGGATTTGACGAGCTGGAAAGCTGATACAGCAACAATCAAGGCCGATAAGGTTTTTAATATTGGCGACCAGAAAGTATGGATGCGAAATATTATTTGGCAAGGTCAAGTATTTGAGCCAATGGCGCTTGAAGTCTCTGGCCTTGAAATGCGTTCGGATGGTAAAGCTTCTGCACCGACTTTAAGTATGGCCAACAATATTAATGGAATTCAAAATGCTGTATCTGCCTATTGTTTGCAATTTAAAGACTTTGCGGGTGCAAAACTTAAAGTCATTACCACGCTTGCTAAATATCTGGATGCCGAAAACTTCACGGCAGGTAATCCTACTGCTTCAAATGAGTTCAAGGAGCAGCTTTGGTATATCGAGCAAAAAACATCCGAAAATGCCCAGCAAGTGACCTTTGAGCTTTCAAATCCAATTGATTTTGAAGGGTTGAAAATTCCTGTACGTCAAATTACTTCACTTTGTCATTGGTGCATGATGGGAAATTACCGTGGTGAGGAATGTGGATATACCGGAGCGGCAATGTTCACCGATAAAGATGAGCCTACCAATGATCCAGCTTTAGATCGATGTAGTGGGAGTTTGCGTTCATGCCGCTTACGATTTGGTGAAAACAAGCCATTACCTTTCGGCGGGTTCCCAGCTTCAAGCTTATTGTGAGGTTTTATGAAACTTACAGCAAAAACCAAAAAAGCAATCATGACCCATGCCGATGAATGCTATCCGCATGAATGCTGTGGGGTAATTGTTGGAAAAGAATATATCCGCTGCCGCAATGTTTCAGCTCAATCTGATCAGTTTGAAATCCATCCTGAAGATTTAGCTATGGCTGAAGATCAAGGCGAAATCTTAGCTTATGTGCATTCCCATCCAGATGGAACAACAAGAGCATCGGAACTCGATCTGATTCAGATTGAACTACATAAAAAGCCATGGGTAATTTGTTCATATCCGGATCTGGATTTTCAAATCTACGAGCCGTGTGATTATCGCGCCCCTTTAGTGGGGCGTAATTATTTTCATGGCTGGCAAGATTGCTATGCGCTTGTGCGTGATTTTTATAGTCGTGAATTAGGTATAGAGCTTATGGATTTTAAGCGGGATGATGCATGGTGGGAAGATAAAGACCATCCATCACTTTACCTTGAAAATTACGAAAAAGCAGGTTTCTTTGAAGTAGATAAACCAAAATATGGCGATATGCTTGTTTGTCGTGTTGGACGTACTGAACATCCAAATCATGCGGTTGTTTGGCTCGGAGATAACGGAAAGTTGAAATCAGAAGAAAGTGAAAACTGCATTGGTTCAGCGTTAATTCTTCATCATCCATATAACCGCAAATCTGTTCGGGAAATATATGGTCAACAATGGCTTGAACGTACTGTAAAAATCTTGAGGCATAGAGATGTTAAAAACAATTAAGTTATATGGCGTTTTGGGTAAAAAATTTGGACGTGAATATAAGCTAGATGTTGCCAATACTCGTGAAGCTATGCGGGCTTTATCAGTTCAAATTGCAGGTTTTGAGCAATATATGTTGACCGCTCATAAGCAAGGCTTGGCATTTGCAATCTTTCTGCGAAGTAAAAATGCAAGTAAAAAGCGCGGTAAGAAGCGCCCAGCTGTTTATGACCATGAAACAAAACGGTTAATCACTGGTGACAATATTGGTGAGCAGCAACTGGATATGAATACTGATGCTGACATTATTCATATTGTCCCTAGGGTCATTGGTGCTGGAGGGAATAATGGAGTGCTGCAAGTTGTACTAGGCATTGTAATGATGGTGGTTGGCTACTTCACCTTCGGTGCCACCACCACAACGGGTATGGCATTAATTGGTGCGGGTTTGGGAATGGCTGTTGGCGGTGTCGCATCTATGCTTATGCCTAAAGTATCTACCACTCAAGATCAAAACCAAGATGGCAACAGAGCAAACGAAGGTTTTGGCGGTGCAGTGACTACAGTGGCGCAAGGCAATCCTGTACCCATTCTATATGGGCAGCGTGAAGTAGGTGGATTCATTGTCAGTGCTGGCCAGTATCCAGAAGATCAGATGTAGTTTTTTAATCTTTTACAGGCGCTTTTTAGCGCCTTTTTTATTGCGTGAGATTTGATATGGCGATTGTAAAAGGCGCAAAAAAAGGCAATCAACAAGCTAGACAGCCAGTAGTTGCCCCAGATTCAGCACAATCTAAAACCTACATTAAAGTTTTATACGGTATTTCCGAAGGGCCGATTGAAGGCTTGGCAAATGGTCTTCAATCCGTTTTTCTTGAGGAAACGCCGCTAGAAGGTCCAACTGGAACTCTTAATTTTGACAATGTAAAAACAGATTTCCGTAATGGTACTAATGATCAGGAATATATAGAAGGTTTCCCTGCTGTTGAAAATGAGACAGCAATAGATGTTGAGTTGAAATCAGGCACGCCTTGGGTAAAAGCATTTAATAATCTAGATCTGGATGCCGTCCGTGTACGTTTCAAATGGGGTTCTTTGCGTACTCAAGACGCAACAAATGGGGATGTGAGCGGATTAACAATTGAGTATGCGATTGATTTGCAGACTGATGGCAATAGTTGGAGTGAAGTATTAAGAGCTAAAATTTCAGATAAGACTTCGGCAAATTATGAGCGTGCTCACCGTATTGACCTGCCAAAGGCTGATTCTGGTTGGTTATTGCGAGTTAGACGGATTACCCCTAACTCATCTTCTGAATATATCAGCGACAAGATGTATGTATCTGCGGTAACAGAGGTAATTGATGCAAAATTACGTTATCCAAATACTGCTTTACTTGGTCTTCAATATGATGCCGAGACTTTTGGAAACGTAGCAAAAGTTGCTATGGATACGAAAGGTCGGATCATTAAAGTTCCCACTAACTATAATTCCGTTACACGACAATACGTAGGAATTTGGGACGGTACATTTAAAGAAGCGTACACAAATAATCCAGCATGGATCTATTACGACATCTGTACAGTAGATCGCTATGCGCTGGGCGATCGTGTAACTCCGTTGATGATTGATAAGTGGTCTTTATATCGTTTAGCCCAATACTGTGACCAAATGGTGCCGGATGGGTTGGGCGGTCAAGAACCAAGATTTACATGTAATGTTAATCTTCAGAGTGCTGAAGGTGCTTTTGAGATTTTAACTAAGTTAGCTGGTGTATTCCGTGCGATTTCATTCTGGGATGGGAATAGCATTATCTGCGATGCTGACATGCCACAGGACACGTATTTCACTTATACCCGTGCCAATGTTATTGATGGCAATTTTGAATACTCAGGAACCCGTGCACGTGATCGCCATAATGTTGTAAAAATTGCGTGGGATAACCCGGCTAATCACTACAAAACCGAATATGAGTTTGTTCGTGATGAGAAAGCAATTGCTGAAGCGGGCCAAGTTCGTATTTTGGAAATTGATGCTTGGGGATGCACTTCGCGCGGACAAGCGCAGAGAGCAGGTCAATGGGCTTTAAAGTCAGAGCAACTTGAAACACGTACAGTGTCTTTCAAAGTTGGTCTAGATGGACACATTCCTTTGCCGGGGAAAGTAATTGAAGTTGCTGACCCTCTATTTGCAGGTCGTGCAAATGGTGGTCGTGTATCTGCTATTTCGGCAGATCGTAAAAGTATTACTTTGGACCGAGATAATGTGGTTGCAGAAGCTGGCGACCGACTTGTAATTAATGGTGAAAATGGCAAAGCCCAAACACGTATTGTTCAGTCAATAGCAGGTAGAGTTATTACAGTAACCACGGCTTTTGATGTGAATTCGATTGCTGTGCAAAACATTTGGGTTTTAGATGCTCAAGACTTGGCAACAATGAAGTTTCGGGTCATCTCTATTACTCAAGATGATAAACATCAATTTAGCATTACTGCTCTTCAATACAATCCTTCAAAGTTTGATGCAATCGACACTGGAGCACATTTTGAAGAAGCACCTATTTCAATTGTTAATCCTACTGTTCAGGATGCGGTTACAAACGTCACCATTACAAGTGAAAGCCGAGTAGATCAAGGTATTAATGTTGCCACAATGATTGTGTCATGGGCACAAGCCCGTGGAGCAGTTAAGTATCTGGTTGAGTGGCGTAAAGATGACGGTAGCTGGATTAAATTACCACTGACAGGCAATAACTCGGTAGAGGTACCCGGTATTTATGCGGGTCAATATCAGGCGCGTGTAACAGCAATTTCAGCATTTGAAATTTCATCTTTACCGTCATACTCAGTTTTGACTGCATTGACTGGTAAGCAGGGGTTACCACCAAAATTAGCTTTTATCCGAGCGATTGGCACAATGTTCGGAATGAAAGTGGAATGGGGATTTCCTGCAACTGGCGCATTAGATACTGCATATACGGAAATTGAATATTCTACGACTTCCAATGGTGCCAATATTCAGCCTCTGGGTTCTTATGCTTATCCAACGACTTCACTGCAGCAGCAGGGTTTGGCTGCTAATGTGACACTCTGGTATCGTGGACGGTTGGTTGACCGGATCGGTAATAAAGGGGATTGGTCTAGTTGGGTTAGTGGCACTTCAACTGCACAGGCGAATGATATTCTTGATGCGCTTGATGGCTTAATTTCTGCAACGCAGTTAGATCAGGACTTAAGAGATACGATCAATAAGATTGATACGATTGAAGGTCTTGATGGAGATATCGGAAATTTAATTGACAAAGTTACTGCTCTTGAGGGTGAAATTGATTCTGCGAATGCAGCAATCGATGCTGAAACCCAGCAAAGAGTAAGTGATGTTTCTGGATTAAACGATAGCCTTACACAAGAAATTAGTGATCGAATTGCAGCAGATGCAGCTGAAGCACAAGCCCGTGCAGATGCAATTGCACAAGAATCTTTGGTACGGCAGGGTGAAGTTAAGCAAGTTTCTGATGCCGTTGCGAAAGAAACCAATGACCGCATTGCTGCAGTTAAAGGTGTTAGTGATGGTTTAACTCAAGAGATTCAGGCTAGAACTGATGGTGACCAGCAGATTCTTAATGCTGTCACTACCTATAAAGAAAGCACCGACACATCAATTGCAGCTGTTCAAGAATCGGTTGATATTGTTGCAGATGACTTACATGCTACAGCAACAAAACTTGATGGAGTTTATGCTCAAGTAGCCCCACTTACAGCTGATCAGAACAACTGGACCGCAGATAATGGAAGTAACCAAGCTGCTGCTTGGACGATTCAGTCAGCATTTGCTGAAGGTGATTTAGCCCTTAGTAAGCGCATTGATGTCGTTAATGCTCAGGTAGGAAATAACCAAGCAGCTATTCAGCAAGAAGCCTTAGCAAGAGTCAATGGTGATAGCGCACTAAGCCAAAGAATTGATACTTTAAGTTCAGATTTTGGCAATAACAATGCTTCTGTTCAGCAAAAACTTATTGCTCTGGCTGATGCTGATGGTGCACAGGTTCAGGCACTGAATAATTACATTGCTTCCAATGACTTGGCTCTGGCTTCGGTTATAGACGATGTAACAGCAGTTGTAGATGATACTAGTGCAAATACACAAGCAATTGATGGATTAAGAGCCAGTGTAAAGGTTGCCACGGATGATGCTGGTAAAGCACTTGAAAATAGTGCTACTGCCATAAGCAAGGCTGATACAGCGGTGTCTCAGGCAGGTTCAGCTTCATCAATGGCACAGGAAGCAACAGCAACTGCACAATCGGCAAGTTCAAAAGCAGATGGTGCTATTAATACAGCCAATACCGCTAGTAGTGATGCTGCAACTGCAAAAACCAATGCTGCAACTGCTTTAAGTAAAGCTCAAGCTGCTGCTGATGCTTCTAGTGCCAATGCATCATCTATTGATGAAATCAATGTTGCTTTAGAGGATAAAGCATCAACTGGTGCACTTGAAGAAGTTAAAGCGAGTGTTGAGGATATTGATGGCGTTGTTAAAGCTCAAACGCAGAAGCTTGATGGTGTTTATGCAAAAGTTACGCCATTAACTGCTGACCAAAACAACTGGACAGCTGATAGTGGTAGCAACCAAGCAGGGGCGTGGACAATTCAGTCTGCTTATGCTGATGGCGATTTAGCTTTAAGTAAGCGCATTGATACTGTTTCAGCTTCAGTTGGTGAAAACACTGCATTAATTCAACAGGAAGCTACAGCAAGAGCGAATGGTGATGCTGCTACGGTACAAGCTTTAAATGTTTATAAAGCGAGTAACGATGCAGCTTTATCAGCAGTGAGTCAACGAGTTGATATTAATACTGCAGACAATGAGGCAACTGCTTTAAAGGTTGATGCGATTGATGTCAGGGTTAAGACAACAGAGGAGAAAACAGGGCAGGCTCTAGAAAATAGTGCCACAGCGGTAAGTAAATCTGAAGCAGCAGTTTCGGAAGCTGGGTCTGCTGTTACTGTAGCAAATCAGGCAAAAGCAACAGCTGGCACTGCAAGTAGTGATGCTGCAACAGCTAAGGCAAATGCAGCCACAGCACTATCACAAGCCAATGCAGCAGCAGATGCATCTAGTGCTGCAATTGAGCGTGTTGAGTCTGTAGAGGCTGAGCTTAGTGACAAGGCCTCAACAGGTTATGTGGATAGTGTGAAAGCTACCGTTGATGAGCAGGGTGATTTGATCAATGCAAATACTGAGCGATTAAGCGGAGTCTATGCAAAAGTTACCCCACTAACCGCAGATAGTACTTCACTAACTGCGGACAGCTCATCAACAGAGGCTGGCTCATGGTCATTACAGTCAGCAGCAGCTGAAGGTGACTTGGCTCTAAGTAAGCGGATTGATATTACTCAGGCTCAGATAGATGAAAATAAGGCAACTATTGCTTCTGAATCTACTGCGCGTGTAAATGCTGATAGCGCACTTGGGCAACGTATTGATACAGTGCAGGCACAATTTTCAAGTAATTTGGCAACTGTACAGAGTCAAGTTAAAACGGTCAGTGATGCTCAAGGAGCTACAGCAGGTAAAGTTGATACGATTCAGTCAACTGTCGATGGACATACTGCAAGTATTCGAACTCAGCAAGATGCTATTGATGGGATAAGTACACAGTACACTGTCAAACTCGATACAGGAGGTTATGTTGCTGGATTTGGTTTGATGAATTCTGGCAAGTCATCTAACTTTATTATTCGTGCTGATATGTTTGCGATTGCCCCACCTGCTGCAAATGGTAATGAGGCCAAGTATGCATTTGTATACCAGGCTTCTCCAGTCACGTTACCAAACGGCACTGTTATTCCAGCAGGTTTAAAGCTTGATGATGCAGTAGTCGGTACGCTTAATGCGGATAAGCTTTGGGTAGAGAAACTTAGCTCAATTAGCTCTGATCTTGGTACACTTAAAGCTAAATCTGCCAACATTGAAGATGGAGCAATTCAAACAGCACATATCGGCAATGCTCAGGTGGATACACTGAAAATTAAAGATAATGCTGTAACAGTTCCAGTTTCAGCATTTGCTGAGATTTCGGTCGCAGTAAATACTGAGTATGTCACGATTCAGACGTTAAATGTTCCATCTGATATGGGGCATACAACTTTAACTTTTGGTGCCGTATTTAGTTTTACTGGATACAGCCCTAAACAACAGGTTTTATGCCGTGTACTTAAGAATGATCAAGTCGTTTTTGAGGATCTGGAAGTTCACTTTATTGAGCACAGTTCTGTTGCTTTAATTACTGATGCAAATGGCTCACATAACCATAATGGCTCAACTGTGAATGTCTCAGGTAATACCGGACAAGATGGTTCACATAGTCATAGCTTTAATGCGAGTGGTACAACAGGTTCAACAAATGCGGGAGGGGATTATCATAGCCATTCATTCAATGCCAATGGCAGTACAAACAGTAATGGTTCACATAGTCATAGTGTTAATTTAAGTGGCAATGTAGTGATGTCAGAAGGTGGTGCACATACGCACAATATTACTGTGCAAGGCAATTCTCGTAGTGCTGGAACCTTGAATATTTCAAGACATGATTCAACTGGCATTGCTGGAACTTTTAAATTACAACTTAAAGCAGTGTCAGGTGGCTCAATGAATGTGTCACAGCGTTATATTCATGCAATGACGATGAGGAAGTAATGGCATATTTTGCAGTTTATGAGGTTGAAACTGGTGAAATACAAAATTTAATTGAGTGCCCTAAGTTTCTAGTTGAAACAATTCATCTTGAAGAGGGGCAACAGTTTTTAGAAGTGGATCATCAAGTATCAGCAAATAAGTATTTAGTTAAAAATGATGAGTTAGTTTTAAGAGATTAACTCATTCAATAGTTATGAAGCACTCATTTCGGGTGCTTTTTTATTGCCTATTTCTGGAGAAATAAAATGTCTGAAACCCAGTCTGCACTTGAAGCTAGTGCAGCAACATTAACATCAAAAGTAACAGCAACTAGCGGTGTGGGGTCATTTATCGGATTTGCAGCAAAGATCGATGTTATTGCATGGGGTGGTTTAGTAATCGCTGCACTTGGTTTGGCTGTACAGCTTTATTTTGCTTGGGCGCGTAATCGCCGTGAGAAGGTAGAGCATAAGTTACGAAAGGCAGAGTACGAGCTACGTATTAAAAAGTTAAAAGGTGACTGTAATGTCAAACAAGACTAAATATATTGCAGCAGTCTTAGCAGCTTCGGCTGCTTTTTTTGTGGGCGTAAAAAACGATGAAGGGTTTACATCAAAGCCAGTAATTCCCGTTAAAGGGGATCGGCCAACACAGGGCCATGGTTCTACATTTAAACCCGATGGCTCACCAGTAAAAATGACAGATCCACCAATTACACGCGCGACTGCAGATAAATGGTTGCGTAATGATGTCGCAAAACGTGAAGTAGCATTTAAAGATTCATTGAAGGGCGTGAAATTATCACAAACTGAATATGACCTTTACTTGGATTTTTCATATCAGTACGGGGTACCAACATTCGCAAAATCATCAATGCTTAAACACTTGAAAGCTGGTCAATATAAAGCGGCTTGCGACTCATTACTTAAATATAAGTACGTTGCAAAGCGCGATTGCTCTATTCGTAAAAATGGATGCTATGGCGTCTGGACTAGACAGCTTGAAAGACATGCTAAATGTATAGGAGCGCAGTGATGTGGATTGTATTTGCTGCTAAGTATTGGCGAGAAATCATTATTGTGTTTCTCGCTTTTTTATTGGCCATATCTTTGGCCGTACTCAATTACAAAACTGGTCAGTTAAAAGAAGCTGAACAAAAGTGTCAATCGCAGATCCAAGAGATTGAGCGCAAGAATTTAAAAGCACTTGCCGAAAAGCAAAATCAGATCAATAAAGTGAGCGCAGACTATGAACAAGTTAAAGCAGAGCAAAGCACTAGAGTCGAAACAATTACACGTGAAGTGCAAAAGATCGTGGAGCGTCCTGTTTATAAGTCTAGCTGTATTGATGATGACGGGGTGTACCAAATCAACGATCTTATCAAAGCCGGTAATACCAGCTAATCTTATTCAACCATGCCCTAATTTAAATGAAATTGAGGGCACAACTGGCAAAGATTTAATGATCTGGTCAGTTGATACAGTTGCAAAATATAATGACTGCAAAGCAAGGCACGGTGCGATTGTGAAGGCTCTTGAGTAAGAGCCTTTATTAATGTGTAATTATTTGCTCAATAATCTGGATAATTGCACATTTTGAGCAGATTTATTCTCATCTCTTTTTCTCTCGAGGTTTTATCATGCAGCAATTAATGATTATGGTCACAGAAGTTGGAAAGCTTGAGCACACATGTAATTTGCTTGCTGAGGTAAACAAAGGCGGTAAAGTCATAAAGGTTTTCGACTACAACGGTAATCAATTACCAATCAACATTGATGGAACCGTGACATTTAATAGACGCCGTTGGGAACTTCCCATTAAAGTAGATTTAAAATAA